CAGCTTCAGGCTATCGCTACCAGCTTGTTTATCTCCGCAGATCGTGCGGGATTTGCGAAGGCATTCCCCTCAGCGCAGACGAAGCCGGTGAAGAAGGACGAACCCGTTGAACTTGAGGAGGACGACCTGAAATGGTAAAAGCTAAAGACATATCGACGTTGTGCGGTGTCACGCTTCAGACTATCCTGAAGTGGGCACGCGAGAACAAGATCCCTCACCACAGGATCAGCGCACGTTGCCTGCGGTTTGATCTCATCGAAGTCAACGCTTGGCTGGAAGCTAAACGCGATGCCAATAAACTCAAGAGCCAAGGGCTGTAGAGGCGAGCGCATGTGGCGCGACGAACTCCGGGCTGCTGGCTTCACGGCGAGGCGTGGTCAGCAGTTCGCCGGAGGGACGGACAGCCCGGATGTCATCTGCGAGGAGCTTGCAGCACTGCACCAAGAGGTAAAGTTTGTGGAGAACCTCAACCTTATCAAGGCTACAGAGCAGGCCGAGCGTGACGGTGCTGGTAAAGCTTGGATCGTCGCTCACAAGAAAAACCGTACACCTTGGCTAGTGACGATGAGCAGCGAGTTGTTTTTCAAGCTACTCAGGGATGGCATGGAAGGTTTGGCTAAATAATTCTGCACCAAGCAGGGGCGCGACTGCACAACGCGCACATTTACAAAATGATAAACGAAGAATTACAAACGATAGAATTTGAGTCAAAGGATGGCACATACTGTATATGCGATGACCGCATACAGGCCTTGATTGATGGGTATTCACATAAGCTGGATCTTAAGAATGAACTGCTTAAGGCATCCGCGTGGTTAATAAAAAATCGCAGTAGGCAAAAAGACAAGAAGTCGGTTTTTCGTTTCCTTGTGTGCTGGCTAATGAGGTCGTTGAAATATCAAAAACATGAATATAAGCATTAACATCACATATAAATCCGGCACAAAGGTCGAGCTTGTCGTTCCTTTGGAAGAGCCCTGCAAGATCGCCAGCGAACCACAGCCAGAGTCGCAGCCAGAGTCAACGCCGGTACAGCCTGCGCAGGACTTGGCGGATGCCATGTGCATCGTCACGAACAAAGAACTTGAGTCGTCCGGCAAGCGGTACACTTCTGTCAACGAGCTTATCGACGATCTCTGCAAAGACCCCGAGGTAGGCAGGACGATGAGCATGTACAACATGACGTACACAACTATCGACGGCAAGGAGTGGCAGGTGCCACCTGGCTTGATGAAAGACCTAGTCATCATCTACGGTGAGAAGACCGTCGAGCAGGAGCTACTCAAAGCCCACGCTTGGCTCGAAGCTGACCCCCAACGTCGCAAGACTCCACGCGGCATGGGGCGCTTCCTTAACGGCTGGCTGTCTCGTGCCTCGTCAATGGTGCGTACACCGATCAAAACTCTACTCAAGCGCGATAGTTTGATGTCTACAAATGGAACACAAGAAAGCTGGTAGGCGCAGGCCGGTGGAGTTGCCACCTGACACGGTGGTGCCAACTGCACTGGAGGCCGAGCGCGGCATAGCGTCAATTGCGCTGAACCATCCTGAGGTGTTTCTGCACCACATCTCGGAGAAAAGCTTCAAGGTGAGCGACATCTTCGACCCGCTCAGTCACCGAGTGTGCGAGATTATCTTGCAGCAGCAGTCCCGCAATGCTTCATCCGAGATCCGCGTGATCTTCGAGAAGTGCCGCGAGACGCTACCTGGCACCGAGTTTCACCAACTCAGCGACCTATACACGCTGATGCCAATCGCTGGTGCCATCGGCGACCTTGTAGACATCGTCAAGAACACGGCCAAACGGCGCACCTTGCAGCATGTAGCTTACGAGACGCTGATGGCCATTAGCGACGCTACAGTGCAGACGCCCGAGCTTCTGAGCGACGTTGTGATGAAGGTCGAGGGACTGTCCCGTGAGCTTGCTCCTCCGAAGGTGATGGACACTAAGGCGCTCCTACTCAATGCGCTGACACGCTACGAGAGCGGCGACGACGAGTCCATGCGGATAAAGACTGGTTATTCTGCTATCGACAACATCTGCCCGATACGATACGGAGACTTTGTTGTCATCGGTGGTGAAACCAAATCTGGCAAAACCATGCTGGCACTCAACATAATTGCAAATCTAATAAATGAATAAACTCGTAAACCTTACACCTCACGACATTACCATCACTGGTTACGGCGTGATCGAGCCGAGCGGTTACTCGGTGAAAGTACACTCACACCTGAGTAAGGTGGCAGACGTCGATGGTGTCCCCATCATGTGCTGCAAAGACGCCAAGGTGAGCAACCTGCCTGATCCTGTAAAAGGAATTCTTTACATCGTCCCTGGCTATGTGCGTACTGCACTGCCAAACAGGACAGATTTGGCTAGTCCAACAAAACTCATCCGTGACGGAGCTGGCAAGATCGTCGGCTGCGGGGCGCTTGAAATTAACCCATAACAAAATGAAAACAGAACTACTACAAAACCTAGAGATGACAACTTACCGTGGAATGCACGGTCTATCGAAGCATAGCCTCGACTCGTTCGCGGTCTGTCCGGCGTACTACAAATGGAAGGAGCGTCAAGAGTGGAAGCCATCCCGCGAGATGGAGTTGGGCACGCTTGTTCACAGCCTAGCACTTGAGGGGCGTTGTGAGTACGCTATTGCTCCAGCGTGTGATCGTCGCACCAAGGAAGGCAAGCTGACATGGGAGAACTTTTGTCAGGAGAACATTGGCAAGGTCATTCTTAACGAGGACGAAGGGGCGCGTGTAGAGGGCGCTTGTGCAGCCGTGGAGCCACTGCTCCAGATGGTGACGGCAGCAAAGATTATCGAAGCCTCCATGTTCTGGGAGCGCGACGGTGTGCAATGCAAGGGACGCCCGGACATGATCACCGAGATCAAGGGGCGTGCGGCCATTGTCGATTTAAAGACGACCAGCGACTTCTCGAAATTCGACCACAAATTCTTTGGTTTCGGCTACGACCGCCAAGCCGCTTGGTACACCTACGGTCTTGAGCAGATCACCGGCCAAGAGGACATCGACTTCTACTTCCTCGTCGTCGATATGCAGGCACCTCACTTGAGCCAGTGGGTGAAGGCGTCCACGGAACTTATCGACATTGCTAACCAGCAACTCGACGTGACGTTGTCGCAGTACAAGTTGTGCCTTGATCAAGATGTGTGGCCCGGGCCGCCAACGATGCGCGTGATGCTGCCACGTAGATGGGAGGAAGCATGAGCGACTGGGTACTCATCCGCCGCACTAACGTGCTGCAAAACGTGGAGCTTCCGCGGCCAAAGAAGACCCAGGACGTCATCTGTATCGGCCCGAAGGACGCACTAGGCTCAAAGATGGAGGCGCTTATGCTTTTGCCCGAGAATCAATCAACGGATCTGATCGAGGTGAAGTATCTCCTTGAGCCGTACACGGGACAGCACAGTCACACGTCTGCAAGGCCAGGCAATGGAACGCGATGAACAAAGGAATACTCGTCATCTCGCTTGAGATGCCAGCTAACCAGATCATCGACCGGCTTGTCGCCCGGCTAGGCAATGTCAGCCTGCGTGCGCTCGCTGAAGGTGCCAAGCATGAGCGCGACATCAGAGGCGTCCACAGTGCCATCCAGAAGCTCAATAACAGCCGCTTGGTGGTGCGCGACGATCTCTACGACATAGCGAACATCTGCGCCACTGCGCGGGCTATGGCGAAGTCGCCGGACGGCTTGGGCGTCTTGTTCGTGGACTACATCCAGCTTGTGCGGTGCGACCTTGGCAAGGACAGCAGCCGCGAGCGTGAAGTGGCCGAGGTGAGCCGGAGCCTGCGTTTACTTGGCATCGAATTAGGTTGCTTAGTGATCAGCATTACGCAACTAAATGAACAGGGTAAAGCTCGCGAAAGTCGTGCAATCGGGCAAGACGCTACAGCCGTGATGGTTGTGAAGTTGTCCGATGACGCAGAGTTCCGTGAGGTTGGCATACCCATCCAACGAAACGGCCCGTGTGGCGTGAGTGCAAACTTACGCTTTACAGGCAAGACAGCAACATTCCACAATGAATAAACACTACCAGTCGTATATGAAACTTGAACCTGACAACTCCAACAAAGCAGTCCCGTATCTCTGGGGCTTTGTTACTCTCGCCGTCTTTGACGGACTGGCCATCGCTTACTTCGCTGAAGAGCTATGGGAGGCCATTGTATTGCTCATCCTATTTTGGGCCAGCGCAGCGTTCGCTGTGTCAGCCATGCAAGAATGGAGGGGCAAATGACAGACAAACAGATTAACGCGGCCATAGCAGAGGCGTGTGGTCGAAAACGCAGGCCAAATGGGGATTGGTATCCCGACAATGGAACAGCAGGCACTCAAGCAATTCTTAATTATTGCAAGGATCTCAACGCCATGCATGAGGCAGAGATGAAGTTGACGAAAGAGCAATCCGACGATTATGTAGCTCGATTATTTGACTCATGTTATGAGTTAGCGTTTGCCACAGCTAGTCAACGCGCAGAGGCGTTTCTGCGCACACTAGGCAAATGGGAGGATGGCAAATGATCAGCACAGGTTACCCCGGCGACAGCGATCCGCTGGCAGAGCTGCCTACATGCCCCGAGTGCGGCATCTGGCTTACGCAAGACTTATTCGACGACTGGATTTGCGAAGACTGCGACGCTAAAGAGAACAAGAATGAAGAAAAGCCCTAAAATTCAGGTTGCTATTGCTGTGCTGAGCATCATAGCTTTGGCCCTGAGCTTAATACTCGACAGAGAATGAGTGCTCAACTAATCGACAATCTCATGGAGAAGATCCATGTGTTAACACAAGAAAACAAACGACTAAAAGATGAGAATCAGACAAAGACAGAGACAATCGAACGGCTGGGTAGCCAAATTGCGGAAGGTAGATCCACGGGAGTGGCGCAGCAGAATCATGGAACTTCCAACACGGATGCAGGTGTTTGTGGCGCAGATTGTGTGGTGGGATTACTTCGCGGACAAGACGGTGCCGGACCGGTGGCCTGACCTAGACATGTGGCTCCGCGCACATCCTAGCACTTTTCGTAAGGAAGTGTGTCCTACTGACGAGGAAATGGTTGATGCGCTCATTGGCATCGGCTACGAGCCCCGAACTGCGCTACGTCGCATGGGCGTGAATCAAAACAACAAGTGGCACAAGTACAACTAATGGACGCGCAAAACGAACTACTCATGTACCGGCACGTCTTGGCCCAGGCTGCATCGGCTATCGAACAGCTCAAGCATTGCCTGCTCAAGCACTACGATGCTCACTCGGCGTTTGCCAACGACCGGGCTGCACTGCTCGACGCTGACCTTGTGCTGGCGCAGGCGTATAAGCTGACAACGAAGGAG